TCCCGCATCCGCCGCCGAACGACCCTGTTCTTTTGAGTCATTTATTATTCGGTCGATGTACTCTTTTTCAGGTTCGTCGGGGCGGCGGGGAAGGGTAAGCGCGGCAAGCAACACCTGTTGCTGAAGCCACGCCAGTAGCGCGGGTTTAGCGGCTACGTTCAGCACTGTCGTTACCGACGGCACTAGGTTCATGGTGCGTGCGTCTCTAAGGGTGGTATTACGGGGTGAGCCGTCCTTCTTAGATGGCACAGTGTACTGCGGTAAACCGTCGCGGGTGTACCAATGATTGGATTCGCTTGCGCGTATTGCGGGTGTAGTTATGGTCATATCTTTCCTATTGAAATTCTTGGGCATCCGCCCAGTTGTACCAGCGCGTGACAAACTTCTTGAGGTCATCAAAAGAATTACCACGCACCCTAAAACGTCCGTCTGAGCAGAGTTGCTCAAACCTTTCGACCACCGTTTCGCCATCCGTGTTGCCTTGGATGATGACCACAGTGAACTGGGGTTGCCTTGCCAAATTGCGCAGTAGCAACCCTTGCCCTTGGCTGATGCTTTCACCGTCCCGCTTCCACTCACCAACAAAGAATTTGCACTTGCGTTCAAACACCATGTCAATGTCGCAGGGCGTCGCTTTTGGATTGGTCTCAATCAGTCCTTTGAACTGAAAGAAATCAATGTGCGCCGCGTTTTGGTTACGCATGAGCCTCATGGTCAGAACGGAATGTCGTCGTCCATGTCGTCAAAGCCACTAGAAGGGGCTTTAGCGGGCGCTGGAGCGCTTGAACCGCCTCGTGCCTGCCACTCTGGTGACTTCTGGATTTTCTCCCTCAGACCGTTGCTAAAGCTGTCAAACAGCGTCATGTCTGGTTCGTCAATGGAGAACAACTTCAACTCGTTGTGACCTTCAGGCATACCGCCCTTCTTGATTGCTGGGGGTACGGACATGATTGCGGCAATGTTGGTGTACTCCTTGCCGTTGTTTCCCATAGCCTTGATGACCGAGACCATTGCCCACGCGCCCAGCACGTTCTTGAGTTCAAACCCACGCAACTCATCTGCGGTGAACTCACGTCCACGCCACGTTTGCAGGTCTTTGCGCAGGGTTGCCATCTCAGCCAGCGAGAGCGTAAAGTTCTTGCTGATAGACATTGGCTCGTTCTTGGCTGTGACAATCGGTTTACCCGCATCGTCTTCTCCATGCACCTCAAATTGCAACATCACCTTGGGCAAGTGTTTTACCGTTCCAAGGTAGGTTGATTCTTGAGTTCCCAAGTCAATGACTCGGTAGCACCGTGCAAGGTGCATTCCTTGCGGGACAGGGGTAAATTCACCACCGCCGCCGCCACTTTCTTTCGCTATTAAAGCCATTATTCGCTCCTAATTGATACAGTTTCTAAGGTCACAATTGGACGCTTGGGCAACCCGCATTCACTGCGGATGATGTCCCAGTCGCCCCCACTAGCAACGCCTGTCTCAGCCCTCAAGAGAGCCTCCTCAAGCATTTGCATTCTTTCCAACATGAGTTGGTGCATTTCACTTTCGTCGTGCATGGTTCGCTTTCATGTTAAACAGGCTGTAGTGTATCATGTTTAATCTGGTGTTGCACAATATTTTTTTTTGGTGTAACATCCGCTTAACCAAGAAAGGGATAAGATGACACTCCAAGAATTTTTTAAAGACAAACCGAGGGGGTCAATGATTGCGATGGCTCGTAAGTTGGGCATCAGCAAGACTTGGTTTTCGTTGATTGTTACGGGGCGACAACTGCCTAGCCCCGAACTGGCTCGTGACATCGAGTTGAACACTGGCAGGAAAGTGAAGAGGGCTGAATTAAGGCCCGACATCTTTGGAAAGACAGCGAAATGATATGGTACAAATTTCACATTGGGGACTACCTCACACACACCGTTCACCTAAGCGACGCGGAGGATTTGGCGTACCGACGCCTGCTTGACCTGTACTACATGAGCGAGAAGGAAATCCCACTCGAAACCGAATCGGTTGCACGCAAAATCAGGCTTGACTTGGACATAACCGAATCGGTTTTGGATGAGTTTTTTGAAAAGACGTCAACAGGGTATTTCAACAATCGTTGTCATGTTGAAGTTGTCAAATATCAACATCAAGTTGAAAATAATCGACAACTCGGAAAGCGAGGCGGTAGGCCGCTGAAAACCGAATCGAAAACCGAATCGGAACCGAACACAAACCCTAACAGAAACAGAAACAGAAATAGAAATACCATATCGTCGCAAACGACATCAACACGTTTTGATGAATTTTGGTCAGCATGGCCTACGTCCAAACGCAAGGTCGCAAAGTCTGAATGCCAGAAGAGGTGGGCCAAGGCTGGATGCGATGCTGTGGCTGACGTCATCATTGCGCAGGTCAATGCTCTCAAGGTGACCGAGCAGTGGACTGGCGGCTTTGAGCCTGCACCCCTGACGTACATCAACCAACGTCGTTGGGAAGACGACGCAGGCACGCCAGCCGTAGGTCGAAGGGTGATATGACACCAGCAGAACTACTTCACAACGATGCCGCAAGATACGCAACCAACCGCAAGGTTGCTTATCTTGAAGCAATGGCAGGTGGCAGGGCTGACAACATGAGCGAGGATTCTTTGAACGTAAGATGGCTTGCGCACTACGAAGGCTACCGTGAAGGTTACTGGGCCGCAGTTGGCGATATTCAGTTTTCAACTGACCCAACAAAAATTAGGGGACAAGCATGACACCAGTCGAGCGTATGCTGGGTATGCTGACCAAGGTCAAGGGTCGTAATGGGTCTTGGACTGCTTGCTGTCCTGCACACAACGACAAGGGGCCATCACTTGCCATCCGTGAAACAGAAGATGGTCGAGTGTTAATTCACTGCTTTGCGGGTTGCGAGACGTTGAACGTGGTGCAGGCATTGGGCATGGACATGACTGACCTGTTTCCACCAGACGACAAGCGCCGCGAGTACCCAGTCGAGGGCAAGAAGAGTTTAAAGCCTGCGTTTTATGCCAGCGACCTGATGCGAATCATTTCGTTTGAGGCACTGGTGGTCAGCATCTGCGCTTATGACATGAGTCAAGGCAAGAAGTTGAGCGAAGGCGATAGAGAGCGAATGAAATTATCACAACAGCGAATTGAAGAGGCAATGAAATATGCAAATGTCTGACGTACAAAAAAGAGCGCAAGAACTTGATGATGCTCGAAAAATTCGTATTGTGCGACCTGACGAGGTTGACTTTGAAAAGTACCTCAAAGCCAATGACGTAGCCCAGAAGGTTAAGCAAGCGGGCGAGTTCTTAGATGAGATTGAAGTTGAGATTGCCAGCCCAGTGGTTGACGTTTCTCAGACCATGCCTTGGACTAAGACCCATGCAGGGTTCCAGTTCCGAGCAGGCGAGGTGACTTTGTACGCTGGCGGTAACGGTGGTGGCAAGTCAATGATTACGGGTCAGATTGCGATGGGGCTTATAAAGCAAAACCAGCGCGTGATGATTGCTTCGTTTGAGATGAAGCCTAAGCGCACGCTGTTTCGTATGCTTCGCCAATTTGCTGGTGAGAACATCGACTTCCCACGCTACACAGACAAAGCCAGATACCTGACAAGCCTCATCACTCGCATGAGAGCCTTTGCCCACGCCAACCTATGGCTCTACGACCAACAAGGCACGGTGACTGCACAGCAGGTCATTGCGGTGTCACGCTACAGCGCTGTCGAGTTAGGTGTGCAACACATTTTTATTGACTCGCTCATGAAGTGCGTGTCAGGTGAAGATGACTACAACGCGCAGAAGGCGTTTGTTGATGAGTTGACATCCTTGGCGCGTGACCACAATGTCCATGTCCACCTGATTCACCACATCCGCAAGCTGGCAAGTGAAGAGGTCAAGCCCAACAAGAACGACATCAAGGGTTCAGGTTCTATTAGCGACCAAGTGGACAACGTGTTGATGGTCTGGCGCAATAAAAAGAAAGAACACGACGCTCAGAATGGTAGCGTTGATGTGCAGATTCCAGACGCCTACTTGATGTGCGAGAAGCAACGCAATGGTGAGTCTGAGGATTGGTACTCGCTTTGGTATTTAAAGGAGAGCCAACAGTTTGTTGAGTACCACGATTCAATACCGATGTCTTTTGACGGTGGAGGGCGATTTTGAATTATGGCAAGGAGGGCGAAGGAGAAGATGAGCATCGTCACCGTTGTCTCGTTCGGGGAATCATCAAAATGCGTATTGAAAATCGCGATAGCGCGTACCGCTGGCTCAACGGTTACGTTGACGAACGTGGGAAGCGTCACAAAGGGTGGAACGAACTTCATCCCAAGTCCCGCCTTGAGGCAGATATTAGAGAGCAATGGATTAAAGG